AGTCAAAATAAATTTCAATTTCTTTTTCACGCATGCCGCAAAGTATACATGTAAAAAAGATTTGCACAACAATTATTTTTGTGCTACATTAAAAGCTCATTAACTAAAGGACAGTAAAGTGAACAACATTCCAGCGTTTCCAAGACCGTTTAGTGGAACAACACAATATGCACAAGACGGCATGACCTTGCGTGATTATTTTGCGGCTAAGGCTATGCAAGGCTTTCTTGCAAGTTTTGATGAAGAAGACCCCCAATCATCGCAAGGTTTTGCAATAGTTTGTTACGCATTGGCCGACGCAATGATGGAGGCACGCAATGCAGCACAGTAATATCGTCGGCGGCTCAACAGCAAAGCGCGTGATTAACTGCCCCGGCAGTGTGGCGCTGGTGCAAAAGATGCCTCCAAGGCCATCCAGCAAATACGCTGATGAAGGCACTCTCTTACACAACGTCATGGCCGAACTCATCATGGGCGACGAAGCCCCTGAGTATTACCTTGGCACACGTTACGAAGATCAAATTCTGACGCAAGAGTTGATTGACAACAAAATCAAACCGGCATTGGAGGCGTTAGATGCTATTGATGCAAAACGGGTTATGGAAATTGAAGCAGAGACTAGAGTTGGCTTTGGTGATCTGCTTCCTGGCGTGTTTGGTTCCACTGATCTTATTGGCCGCCTTGGTAATCGCGCCGTCGTTTTGGATTGGAAATTCGGTGATGGTGTCGTGGTTGAGGTGGAAGAAAACCCACAGTTGATGTTCTACGCCGCCGCCGCTATGCGTACACCCGAAGCGCAGTGGGCGTTTGAGGGCGTAACTGAGATCGAAATGGTCATTGTCCAGCCACCTGAAGTGCGCCGCTGGGTGACAACGCCCATGCGTATCGCCCGTTTCGAGCAAGAGTTGGTGCAGGCTGTTAAACAAGCCGAAAAGCCTGACGCTAAGCTGGCCGTGGGTGACCACTGCCGTTGGTGCGCCGCCAAGCCAATCTGCCCTAAGATGACCGGCGCTGTTGACCGCGCGCTTAAAGTGCAATTAAATAATTTAGATGCCCCCCAAATCAGCAACTACCTTAAGAACGCTGACATGCTAGAGGAATGGATCAAAGACTTGCGCGCGCTAGCCTTGCAGATGCTTGAGTCTGGCGCTAAGTTGCCTGAATACAAACTGGTGGCCAAGCGTGCCATCAGGTCATGGACTGACGACGAAAAAGCCAAAGTGGCTTTGTTTGCGGTCGGTCTAACAGAATCTGAAGTGATGGAGACTGCTGTCGTCTCCCCTGCGAAGGCCGAGAAGGCGTTGAAGAAACGCAAGCTCGGCCTACCAGAAGACCTCGTGGTCGCCATCTCGTCAGGTAACACTTTGGCAAGCACGGATGACCCGCGCCCCGAAGTGATGCTCTTGGGCAAACAGTTATCTGCTGCCCTTTCTAAACTCCAGTAAAGGTAAATTATGAACTTAACTACATTCTCTCAAGCAAATCTCCCCGCCGTTTCAACCTTGTCTAGCGCTTTGCGTTCGATCCAAGCCGAAGTTGGCCCATCCGGTGTTGTCATCCTCAAGATGGACAAGACTGGCCACTGGGTCTTTGGTGCAGATCAAACCGAAGTCGAAGACGGCGCTGTTTGGGCTGTCAATCCTTTCTCTTTTGTCCACGGCTTTATCGCTTGGGGCGATGGCGAAGTGTTGGGCGAAAAGATGACCAGCGTCAGCAACCCACTGCCTGAATTGGATGAGGCACCGCCTTCAGCCAAGAAGGGTTGGGAAACTCAAGTTGGCATGTCACTCAAGTGCATCAGCGGCGAAGACAAGGGTATGGAAGCACGCTTTACCACCACGTCAGTGGGTGGCAAACGCGCAGTACAAACCTTGGCTGTGGCCTTGGCTGAGCAAGTCGAGAAAGACCAAACTAAGCCAGTGCCAGTCGTGCGTCTGAAAAAAGACCACTACGCTCACAAATCCTACGGCAAGATTTACACGCCAGTGTTTGAACTTGTCGAGTGGGTGAGCATGGATGGTGAGGCGCCTGCTGTTGAGGCCGCTGAAGAAGCACCCGCAGCGCCTGCCCGCCGTCGCCGTAGCGCTTAACTTTCTGAAGCTCCGTGACAGGGGGCTTTGGAAAGGAGACGCCAATGCTTTGGTTAGATTTCGAGACACGCAGTATGTGTGACCTACGCGCCAAGGGCGTGTACAACTACGCGCAGGACGCAAGCACCGATGTGCTGTGCATGTCCTATGCGTTTGACGATGAGGATGTGGTGACATGGGTGCCCAGTCAGCCCTTCCCCGAGAGCGTTCGCAACTACACCGGCCAGATCAGGGCGCATAACGCAGCGTTTGAGCGCTTGATCTTTTGGTACGTTTTGCAAATAGATTTTAAGTTGGAGCAATTTTATTGCACTGCAACACAAGCCCGTGCCAACTGTGCGCCTGGCAGTCTGGAGGACGTTGGCCGCTTTGCTGGCGCGTCTATGAAGAAAGACCACCGAGGCGCGCAACTGATCCGCTTGATGTGCGTGCCGCCATTCAAAGATTCGCCTGAACTTAGGCAAGAGATGATCCAGTACTGTGAGCAAGACGTCAGGGCTATGCGTGCGATCAGCAAAGGCATGCGTGACTTGTCAGAGACTGAGCTAGAAGACTACCACGTCAACGAGCGCATCAATGATCGTGGCGTGTTGGTTGATGTGCCATTGTGCCAAGCAGCCGTGAAGTTTGCCTCCGATGAACTTGTTGAGATCGAGCAGATCGTCAAAGAAGTCACGGGCGGCGTAATTACCAGCGTTAGGTCACCGCGCATGCGTGAGTGGGTGCTTGAGCGCGTGGGTGATGAAGCCAAGAAGTTGATGGAGAAGGATGGCAAGTACTCCATTGACAAGACTGTACGAGCAAATTTATTAGATTGTGAAGGGATACCACCTGATGTCCAAGAAGTTATCCAATGCGCCGACGACCTCTGGGCGTCCTCAGTGGCAAAGTTCAGCCGACTTAGCTGTCTGGCGGATGAGGAGGATCAGAGGGTACGAGGAGCGTTCGTATTTGCTGGCGGTTCAGCAACAGGCCGCGCATCATCCTACGGCGCCCAAGTTCATAACTTCACACGCAAGTGCGCTGATGAACCAGAAGACGTCAGGCAAGCAATGGTCAGAGGACACGCAATCGTGCCTCGGTATGGAAAGCGCGTTACCGATGTACTTAAGGGAATGCTTAGACCAGCGCTCATCCCTGCAACAGGCAAGCACTTTGTCGTCGCAGACTGGGCGGCCATCGAAGCCCGCGTTAACCCGTGGCTGTCTGGCCGTGGGGACAACAAACTTGAGCTTTTCAGAACGGGCGAAGATGTTTACAAAGTCAACGCGGCCGCAACATTTGGTGTTCGCGTGGCAGACGTTACCAAAGACCAACGCCAGATTGGAAAGGTTCAAGAGCTTGCCTGCGGATTTGCTGGCGGCGTGGGCGCTTTTGCTGCTATGGGCCGGGCTTATGGCATTTCTCTCCCTGAGCCAGTTGCTAAACGGATGGTGGACGGCTGGCGGCGTGCTAATCCTTGGAGCGTACCTTATTGGTCGGCGCTTGAGGAGTCCTACACCCGAGCAATGAGAAACAAAGGGCGTGAATTTAAGGCTGGCCGTATAACATATTTGTACGACGGCTTGCACCTATGGTATGCCCTACCCTCTGGCCGGATTTTGTGCTACCCCTATGCAAAATTAGAACCCGAGGGCGTCAGTTATGCCAAGGCGGCATGGAAGCCCGCGCAAGATGCAAAAGAATGGCCTAGAGCAAGACTTTGGAAAGGCTTGGCATGTGAAAATGTGACTCAGGCGGTCGCCAATGATTTACTCCGACATTCCCTCAGACAACTCGATGACGTTGTGCTCCATGTGCATGACGAAATCGTTGTCGAGACTTCCGACCCCGATGCAGAAGAAAATTTAAAACGTGTGATGTGTACAGCACCAACATGGGCGGATGGGCTGCCCTTGAACGCTGAAGTTGAAACCATGGAAAGATACGGAAAATGAACGATCCTAAATACAAATTCGGCGACACAGATCGTCTCTACCACAGGGGGGGGGATACTTTATCTCCGAGGACGAACCAGTCATGGTTTTGCGGGGTAAAGACGTAACATGTTTGGCCGCTGTTTGCGCGTATGTGCAAGCGCTGCTAGATATGTCGGAAAACGAAGTGGTCAACAGCCATTTAGATTCAAGCCTTGAACGTCTGCGAGTGTTTTATGAATATCAAACAACCAGTGGCGTGGCGGGTGTGGGTTGCTCTCAAAAGCATCACTCAGGGTCTGAACAATATATTGAAAAGGCTGAGAAATTGCTTCGTGAATTACGTGTTATTTGAAAACATAAAAAGGTATGGCAATGAACTTTCTTGAATTTTTAATTTCCTTAGCTCCCGAGGGTGAGACTGCACTTGTCGTGCGTCAAAAGCCCCAACTCAAAGATGGCGCGATGCAGTTCCATGCAGACGGCGCAATCAAATGCACATGGCCCGCCATGCTGCCCACCGCCAACATCAAAAAGGATTGGGCGATCTACGGCAACACCGCCAGCTTCATCATCGACCGCTTCAAAGATGGCCACCCAAGCGCTGGCGTGGCGTGTTGCGAGTATGTGCTTGTCATGGTGCTGGACGATGTGGGCACCAAGGCCAAGGTCCCGCCCATTGAGCCAACTTGGAAAATTGAGACGTCGCCGGGTTCTTTCCAGTGGGGCTATGCATTCTCAGAGCAGCCGACCAAGGCCGACTTTGCGGCAGCCATCAAGTCCATTGCCGACGCTGGTTATACCGACAAGGGCGCCATCAATGCCGTGCGTAATTTCCGCCTGCCCGGCTCGATCAACTTGAAGCCAGGGCGTGAGAACTTCGCCGCCAAGTTGGTCGAGTTTGAGCCTTCGCGTGACTTCACCCTTGGCCAAATCTGCACAGCCCTTGACGTGGTCCCAGCGCCTGCCGACTCTATCGGCGTGCGTCCGATCCGTCTGTCAGACGACGGCGCTGACGACGTCATGGCTTGGCTCAGTGGCCAAGGTTTGCTGCTTTCGCACCCCAAC